TTTTGGAGGGGTACACGCTCAAAGTGCTTCATACCGTTTGGCACGTCAGTAGTCAAGAACCATGCGTTGGGAGCTGTCAAGAAGTGGTTGACAGTGTAACCCTCGGGGATGGAACCATTGTTCTTCAATGCGTTAATGTCGTTGTTGTTTGTACCAACGCGCAACTCTGTCTCTAAGAGGCGAGTAGCAACGAACATCAATGCTGGGGGAACAATAAGTTTCTTGGGACGTGCGGCAATCAAGAGGCCACGCTCATCTGTCCATGCAGCGATTTGAATAACGGCATTCTCAAGAGAAGTCTCGTTCAAGTCAGCAGGAGTAGAAGGAGTGTTGGCGTTGGTGCCACCAGAGATCAAGGGGTGAGCTGTAGAGAACAAAGGTTGTCCGTCACCACCAACGATGGTAGCGTTGAAGCCGTTGTTCAAAACTGCTGCAGCTTTAACTTGCTTGGTATAAGCCATAGCGCGAGCAAGACCCTTGGTGTAACGAGCAGACAAGCTGTCGTACAAGTTATCCTCAATCGCCTCTTCAGTGATTGAGAATCCAAGAGCAATGGTCTCGTGGTTATAACGAGCTGTGAAAGCTTCCTGTGCATTGTCATATGACAATGCTGTGCCCTCGGGCTTGACTGGAGCAGCGGAGAAACCAGAGAGTTTGGTCTCTTCTTCGAAGCTACGCTCAGATTTCTCTGTCTCGTAGATTTCTTTATGCTCTTCGCCGTAGCGGGCGTACTCCAAACCGAACAATGCGTTCAATCCGGGAAGGAGTTCTTTTAATAGTTGTGCGCGTGAAATAGCCATTTTAAATTACTCCTTATACACCAGCAGTGTTAGTCATGCCTTGGAATGTAGCATTCCATGTGACCAATACTTCGGGATAACCAACGAAAGAAACTGCAGAACCAGCGGCCAAAGTAACGGCGCTGTTTACAGTCACGGTAGTTCCAGACACTGTAACAACAGAGATGTAGTTACCTTGTGCAGAGCCTGTGCCTCCGGGAGCGATCAACTGCATACCGGGTTGGATGGCTGTGTTAGCGGCAGTCAATGTAACAGTTGTGCTTGAACCAGAAGTAGAAGCAGTAGCTGTAACAGTAACGGCTGTGTCAGGCACAATACCAACAACGCGCCAAGGCAACAGTGTTGCAATACGTGTGTTACCAGAAGTACCAGAAGAAACAACTGCACCAGACACGGCCATTGCGGAGTCACCCGTAATGGTGCTACCAGCAGTACCAGTGATGGCATACATGTTAGTACCAATGAAAGTGGCGTTCACATAGCCGATTGTAGAAGCAGTGTTAGACAAGGAAGTACCTTGCGCAACAACAGCAGCTTTGAACACGGTACGGGGATCGTCAATCACATATCCAACTGCGTAGTTAGATGATGTGCTGGCGGGCCAGTATTGACCGCGAACGATTTGGCTTGAAGAGTTTGTGTACTCTGCGCCAACGAAGATGCCCAATGTACCGGCTACTGGAGTAGCAGGAGAAGAGGCAGCAGACATAGTAGTGGCAACGATAGTACCACCAGACAACTGAACAATGTCACCATTGAACAAGTTGGTAGAGTAGCCAGTGGCGATGGGATACATGCGGGTAGAACCAGCATAGGGTAGACCACCGAACTCACTGACCGCTTTAAACCCGTAAGGGGCTGAAACGATTGGGTAAGCCATTTAAGGACTCCTAAAAAAATTTACTTAGAACCTGCACCAAATCCAAGTCCGCGGGTAGTGCTAGAGGTGCGCTCTGAGAACTTACGCATTCTTGGATCATTGTCTTTCATGAAACTGTTGTCGACTGAGTCCATCTGATCTGCTGCTTGTTTTGCGTAATACTCATCATAGGCTTTGATGTTTTCAATTGAGTTTTTACAGAGTATCAACCCTTGAATTTCAACGTTGCCTTCGGCATTACCTTCAATCATTAACTCAGGATGGTCAGCCGCCTTGACCGGTTCCCACCCATCTCGTCTCATGCGGGACAAGCGAGTGTGATCTGCCTTACCGAGTATGTGCGTCATGATATAACGGAAACCATAGCCGGGTTCGGGAGTAGGGTCAGGCAAAGTGCTCGCTGGTTTGTATACAGTACGAGCAGATTTTTCGCGTGTGTTTAAGTCACGGTTAATTTTTGTGTCAGCCATTTTAGTTCTCCAGTTTTGCCACTTGTGCGGCGTATTGTTGTGGGGTTAGTCCGAATTTCTTAGCCAGATTCAATTGAGTCGTCGTAAGTTTGACTTTTCCTGCTGTCGTAGAACGAGAAGCAGGCGCCACTACATTGGAGGGCCTCTTGGCTTCAACAGGTTTTTTCTCAGGTTCACCAAATATTTCAGGGAACTTTGAGCGTACGCGAGCATCAATCTGCTCGTAATATTCATCAGAGCGAGGGTCAGTGCCGCTCGTTACTAGTTTTTGATGCAGCCCTAGTGCGTAGCTGGTAACTTCTTCAAACCCATCTGAACCGAACCACTGGTTTTTTGCCTGCCAGCGCAGAGATTTTTCGTCCGGTTGTACAGTTTGAGTTTGTCGTGGTTGTATTTGTACCTCATTACGCTCCTCTTGTAAAGGGGTAACGCGATAATTTTTAACTTTCTCCAAGTGCATCTTGGCTTCAGTCAGTCTTTCTTGCGCAGCGATGATAGCGTCTGTGTCAAACGCCTCTTGCGCCTCTTTATACTGACGTCGAGCCATCGCAAGGTCCGCCTCTGCTTTTTCTTTAGAGGTGTGGATGAATGCTTCCTGACCGACGTTAACGCTTTTTTTGAGATTTCTATTCTCATCAATCAGTTGTTTTGCAAGACGCTCAAGCTCTTCTTTCTCACGCGCAATCGCATCTGCTCTCCTACGCTCATCGTGTTTTGAGTGTGTGAGTTCTTTGATACGTTTTTTAACGTTCTCTGAATAGTTCTCAATCTCCTCGTCCGTTGGGTCTTCGACTTCGCGGTTGAGTGGTTGACGCCCACGATCTTGTGGTGGCGTATCGTCAATAATTTCAATCTCGACTTCGGGTTCTTCGTCTCTGATCGTTACATTATTGGGTTCTATTTCATCGGGGAACTTGAATTGATCGTTCATAACTTTCCTTTATGCGCGGGTAATCCCACGAGGGTCTTGCACAACAGCGTCTATTTGATCGTCATTCAAAAGACGGAACTCTTTGCCAAACACTTTGAATCGCGTACCAGAATACGTACGTACCAATACAAAGTCTCCGGGTTTGCACCAAGGGCCGCTAGGGAACTTGGTCTTGTCAGCGTATGCCTCTGGTCCAACTTTTAACACGAACAGCACAGTGGTTGCGTGTTGTTCTTGAGCTGCATATTGGGAGGGGCGTACGAGATCCAGCTCAGTACCATCAATCTTGTCAGAGATGTCAGGCACACCGCACAGGATATGAAACCCTGTTGGATCAGGCAACACAGTTGCTTTTTCTTCCGGTGTTGCATCTTCAACAGGTGCAGACAACGGCTCAATGCCGGGAGGCAAAATTAAATCACTCATCTGATTCTTCCATTTCTTTTTGCAGGTCAAGTAAATAACGCTCTGCGATGGCTAGACCCGAAATAACACCGCAAAGTTTTTGGTACTCTTCAAATGTGCGACACCCACCACCCGCCATGTCGTCGGCGTAGTTGTTCATGTCGGTGCGTATTTTTTCGCGCAATACGCGTGCGAAGTCTTGGATCATTCTTTATCTTTCTGTTGGGGTTGTTTTTTTGCAATTTCGAGTTGTGTCTTGGCTTGCGCACGTTGGTGCTTGAGATTTTGCCGGTGGACGTCCTCGTTTTGCGCAAGTGTTTGTTGGTGCAATTGTGCTTCCATAATAGCTTTGGCTTGTTGAGCGCGTAGCTCTTGTTGGGCTTGTTCTCGTTGTGCGGCAAGTTCGTGCACTTGTTTTAACTTTTCAATCTCAGGACTTTGCCCTTGCATTTGCACTCTATGCTTGGCAATATCTACGCCTGTTTTAAGTCCTACCTGTTGTTCTTGGGAAGCCACTTGATGCTGTTTTGCTCGGATATCTGCGCCTACTTTCATAGACTCCAGTTTTAAATTACCGCCAACTTTTTCAGTTTCCAATTGCACCTTGGCCATAGCAACCGCAGATTCGGATGCGGCCTTGGCTTTTTTAAGTTGCAACTCTTGTTGTTTGAGTGCCAACTCTTGTTGTTGTAACTGAAGCAATGGGTCTTGCGCTTGTTGTGCGGCTTGCTGTTGTTGTGCTGCAGCTTGGGACTGTTGCAGTACTTGACTTGCTGCTTGCGCCATCATTGATGCCATTGCGGCTTGTACTTCAGGTGCGACCTTATCATCTTCTTGCGGTATAGGCATTCCCATTTGTTGTTCAACTTGTTGGCGATACATAAAGCCAACGTGTTCTGCCATATGGGCTTGTATAGCGGCCATAATAAGTTGTGCTTGAGGATTTTGACCTATTACAGCAGCAACAGCTGGGTCTTGCAGCAAAGACTGGTGTACTTGAATATGTGCTTGGTGATTCTGGTACATAAAAGCTTTTAAGGGTTTACCCTTAAGCGCTGCCTGGTTTTCTGTTACCGGATCTGTTGCTTTTTGATCGTCTGGCAAAGGCACCAGCTTGTCTGCGTGTTTGATACCCAACACATCTAACATTGAGCGATGCAGTTGTGGCAGATCGTAAATCTGTGGGGCTTGTTGTGCCATTTGCATGACCGCTTGATACTGCACCACGCGCTGAGAGAGTGTGGCGGCATTGGGATCCGACACGGGAATAATATCAACCTTGTCATA